CCCATTTCACCCCAATTTAGGCTGGCAGGTTTGTTAGTACCAGAGGATCGTTTGATCCTGATAATGCTAGCCATTTAGAAATTTCCCCCGTTGATGTCCAAATTCTGTTCTGTACCAGGCGTTAAAGTTAACGTTGCGTCCCATTTTTGTGTTGTTGCATTATAAACCAAGACCATTCCATTAAGTAAATTCGTGGCATTAACATCGCTGAGTTCAGCTAAGGACAGTCCTTGTGCTCCAGCAAGTGAAGAAATGACTTTTACGGCATTTTGTTGCCCTACTCTGACCTTAATATCTGCCATTTATGTAAGCAATTCAAGAATCTATCTATTATTTATGTTTTATGATTAACTAACTGTTGCAATAAAGATTTGATCTCATCAATATCTTTTTTCATCTCATCAAGTTCTGCTTTCTGATCAGCACTTCTAGTTCTTTTAGTATTGTACTGAGCATATCCTTTTGAATCATTATTTAAAATCGCACCCGTTTCTGGATCACGAAACAGGTTTTTATGTCCTTCAACTGGGATCATTGTCTACTTTCCTTTTAGGTTTTTTTAAGTTCTTTAAGAATTTATCTCTAAATTTATTTAATTGAGTAGTATCTCCTCTTTTTTCTAATTCTTGTCTAACTTTCTCTACATTAGAATTATTAGTTCCCTCATGCCCATTAGGACCTCTAACTTGTCTTCTTCCATATGCCTTAGTAGTTCTGGGATCAACATCAAACGGACCAGATAATATTTCCTTTGCTTTTGGATTCTTTTTGAGTTCCTGTTCTACTGGATCTGGCATTCCACCTAGTTTGTCTAATGGAAGACCATCTTCTTTAGATTTCTTCTTTTTAGATTGCAATATCATACCAGTAAGACCAGTTGCAGCAAGTCCAGCACCAATCAACTTTGATGCTGGTATTGCAAATGGAGCTAATGCAATTGCTTCTTGGAATTGCTTAAAGGTCTTCATGCGTAATGCATACTCCTATCTTTCTTTTTATCCTTTAACTTATCACCTCTCTGGCGTTTCTCACCAGTTTCTCCATAACCATCTGGATGCTTACCTGCTTTCTCTTTTCCTAATCCTTCAGATTTCTTACCACTCTTATCGGTATAATGTAGTGTTGCCTTTTTACCTGGTTTCTTAGTAATAACAGATTCCTGATCATGTTTGCGACCAAGTTTTCTCATAGTCTTGCCAAACTTACGTTTTGACATACCTTCTGGTTTAGAAGTAGAGTATGAAACTTCACTGGCATCAGATCCATCATCATACTTATACTTACCAGTTGTTTTCTTGTAACCAATACCTTTTTTCTTTAGATCCTTTTCAAGACCTTTTCTCTTCTTACGGTTCTCACCTTCATCAGATCCACGATCTGCAGATATATGACCAGTATCTTTATCTTTAGCATTGCTCAGTTGCCTTGCTAAACCACCTTCACATAGTGATACAAATTGTTGAAAAGTTCTCATTACGCTAACGCAATTGCTCTAAAGTCTTTTAATCTAACTGGAACGCATTCATTTGTTGATGACATTACAATCTTAATTGCAAATCCATCAAATGATTCCAGATCATTTATAGTGAATTGATATTCTGAGAAATCATTAAATCCATTTGGTTTCACATAAGCATCTGCTTTACCATTATTTAACCCTAAATCAATAATATCATCACCAAAACCATCACCATCAGTATCTATTAAATTGTCATATCCAGGAAATGCTCTGTATGTTTGAGAAACTTCACTAGAATCTGCAGTGAATAATCGATAGAAAACTCTAAAGTCTGCTTCTGGTTGAGCATTGGCAGCAACAAATACTTTAAGTGATGAAGCAGGTTGCTTCAAATTAACTCTCTTAGATACAAATATTGAACCATGTGGATCATCCTCCAATGTATTTGTTCTAGTATCTGTTACATAATCCTCTATAGGATTATTAATCTTATTTCTACCAAGAACAAATGATGCATACTTTGTATCCAAAACTGGAGATAGATTCTTGTCTGAAGATGACATATCAACTTTCAATGCTATAGATCTATTTTTAGGTAACGTTTGCAATCTTTCAGATTCATTAACTCTGGAAGCAGCCAATCTTGGTGTTGGGAAGAATGTAGTTTCATTTAATGTAGTTGGTTCAAAACCTTGATCAATAAAGGATACCTCGTTTCCACCAGCACTTGTTCCACTAACAGTCCTAACTGAAGAAGTTGCAAGTGTTCCTTTACCTGGAGTAATTACATTAAATTGAGGGGATAGAGTACTAAATTGATGATTTTGTGATATTCCAACATTACTACCACCTACTGCTTTTTCAGTAGTGAAACATAATAATGCTGGATTATCTGCAACATTATTACCTCTACCACCAGTTCCCCTATCTATTTCTAGATAATAATGATCAATATTTGATGCATTCTTTAAAGTTGTATTGGATGGAACATTTAATGTACTATTAATACCAACTAATGGGAATCCATTTACTTGATATGGTTGAATATTTACACTAGGTGGGTGATTTGATACAGGAGATGCTTGTAATCCTCTACCAGTAACCGTAAGTTGATTCATACCAACAACATATGAAATAACTTCACTTTCAATTAATGCTTCGCCTCTATCTGTTGTAATACCAGCAAAATTAGTAAATGGTGTAGTATTACCTATAGAAACACTAGTTTGTCCAATGTTTAATTCACTTGAAGTCTGAACTATAGTAGTGTCTGGTTCAATCCCCTTTAATCTAACTATGTTATTTCCACCATGATGTCCGTGATTGTATTGAGCAACTTCAATAACATTTCCAGCATAAAGATCACTAACAACTTCAGAATCACCATTTACTGACCCACCAGTTGAAGAGGTTCTTTGATTGTTTAATGCACCATAATGAATAATAGTTTCTCCATTCTTGAAAACTTCACCTTGAACATCCGTTAGATATACTGTATCTAAAGTAGTCGCAATTTGTTTAATTGCAAATTTAGCACCAGCACCTCTAGTAACCAAAGAACTACTATTATCAATAGTAACAACATCACCAACACTAAATCTACTACCTGCAGTTATATTTTCAATTAAAGTAACTTCTCCAGTAGTTCCATCAATAGTAACAGTTGCAGTTGCTCCACTACCATCACTAGTTAATGATTTTATAGGTACACCATTTTTATACCAATCATTGCCTGTAGCAACTTGACCAGTAAATTCATATGCAGCACCAGCAGAAATAATTTCTGGTTGAACTGCAGTATCAATAGGAGCAGCGATTCTCTCTACTATACCTGTTACACTTCCATCTTCTTCATCAGCTTCAGCTCCAGTGCTTAACTTGCGTTTAACTGGTGCTTCAGAAGCAAGAAGACCGCTAACATTCACCTTAAGTTTTCTAGGTAAAGTTTTAACTGGATTATCTGGTAAAATCTGAACATTTGACCCACCAGCTTCAATTGGACTATTATAGAAAGTAGTTGTTCCACTAGTAACAAATGCTGCTTTATATAATTGGAATGTTAAGTCTTGATACTGACTTGGTGTCCAAATAGTTCCGTTCTGTGATTTAAATAAACTACCACCAATATATTGCTTAGTATGAACAACACTTTCAACATCTGGTAGGTTTGCAGTTTTAACAGTTTTTTGACCCATTGTGGAACACCACATTTCATACAAGTCGGAAGCTGGTGCTAAGAATACGACAGCATACTCTTTACCACCTTCCAAATAAATTGGTGATGGGAATCTAATATTAGTTGCTATAGATGCATCATCAGATATTTGAATATCATTTGGATTTAATGAAACTTGTGCATAATCTTGAACTAAGAAATTGGTTGGTGTTCCCAATTCAACGTCTCTAATTTCAACATATACTTTAGCATTAGGATCTTTACTTCCAAAATAAACATCAATTGATGTTAAGAACATACCAGTTTCATCAACTCTGAATGATTGTGCTAAAGGATCTCTATATGGAGCCTCTATTCTTTCAGTTTCAGATTCTTCATTTATACTAATCGATGTTGTTGTTTCATTAGGTCTTTGTGCTGGTTCGGGTGGATTTCTAACACCAACAGTTTTTGTTTGTTGTGTTAGGATCGTTCCTGTAGCATGGTAGGTTCCAGTAGCATCACTTGCCATTGCAGTGCTTCCAGGTAAAGTTACTGTTCCTACTGGTGCTGCTGTTACTTTAAATGTTTTTGTTCCTGATCTGAATAGAGTTGGAGGTGCTGGAACTGCATTAGCGTTTCTAAAGAAGAATGTTCCTATAACATCACCCCAATTATCAGAATATAAATTTGCATTTGTTACAGTTGCAGTTGCACCACTTGATTCTCCAACAATTGAACAACCTCTGTTAATATATCCAAAATATCTTTCATCATTTGCTAAAGCAACAACATCAATATTAAAGATTTTTGAAGTTGATGAGTATAGATTAGATGGTGCAGGTCTTGTTCTATCAAAAATATCTACACTAAATGTTTCAATACTTCCACCAGAAACATTAGTGGTGGATGTAGTTGTAGCGATTTTGCTTGCAATAACTTCATCTACACCATACTTATGATTTGGTGCTTTAACTCTAACTCTAGCAATTTCAATACCATTTCTAAGAATACTTGCAGTTTCTCCTACAGTAAATGTTCCAGATGTCATCTCAATCTCAGTTACTTTAGGGAAAATATCTGGTATTCCACTATCCAAGTAACTATAATGTTTTGTGGATGGTTTTAAACCATTTGCATCAAATCCAACGTTTCTAGAACGCATGAATGGATCTGTTGCTCCACTAATTTTAACACTTTCAACATAATCAAATTCTCTTAAAGGATCAATGGTGTTTGTAAATGATGTTTCAACATTACGTGTTCTTGTAGTTGTCCTTGTAGTAGTAATATCTCTATGATTACCCTCAAAGATATCCTGATCAGTTTCTACCTCAGTTTCACTTACATTAACGTCAGTATCAACTGTTGTTGTATCAGAAACAATATTTGCTTCTTCTGACCAAGTTGCTCCAGTAGATTCAGTTCTAAAATCATCAATATAAATGGTTCTAGTCCAGTTGTCTGATGGTGGATCTAAATTAACTTGACCTGCAAAAACAATAACATTAAATGGGTTAATATTTTCAACTTGTGTTGCTTGTGTATTTTTTATTTCACTAGCAACTTCATCATATTTTAAAGTAATTAAATCACCTGTCTTCTGGCAATTTGCATCTAATAATTTAGTATTTAAAGATGTGTCTACAGTAGTCTCATCAATTGAAGGATCTAATGCTAATTCAGCTCTTAGTGACCAAAAATCAACTGCACTAATCAATTCTTTATTAACAACATCAACATCACATCTAGAACCCTGAGTTCTATTGAAGTTTATAAAATTCCTATCCTTAAAGTCATTTACTACAAATCCAGTTTTAAACCTATCTAAACCATCTGCATCAGTAACTTGTAAAGATTTGGTATCATTCTCTAAAGCAGTAAGAGAAGTCATAACCTCAAGATTATCTATTCGTTTCTCTAGATTACCAATATCTCTCATGGTATATCTTCTATTATCAAATAACCTAATCTTAGGACCTTTTATTGGATCGTATAAAAATGGTGGATATGTAATTTGAGCAACTTCCATAGAATCACCAACTTCTGTAGGTGGAGTTGGATTATCTGCAGAAACACCTTTTACTAATTTAACTTGATTATTTTTATTAATAACCAATTTATCAACTCTTGGTAGATAATAGGTATATCCTACAATAGAACTTTCATTAGGAGCAACAACATATTTTGTCATATTCTCAAAAGTTCTAGCATTAAAATCAAATGGAGATTTATTGTTTATTGCTACTGGATCAAATTCATCAACTCTAGGTCTAAAGTCGAGTATATCTGTTCCTCTATCTCTTGCAATATGCGGAATATCTGTAGTATACCTATCCTTAGTATATGAATTTGCAGTAAATAAATCACCACTATCTGCACTTTGAGTTTTATAATAATCAAATATAATTAACAATTGGTTAGAAGGTATTCCAGAAGCACGTTTTCTAACTATTCTTGAATAATCTGAATATTGCTTTTTATGACCTTTATCTAAAGTGTAATTTGAAGTTCTATTAACATAATTTCCAGAAGTTATTCCTTGTAAATTTGTTTCAATACTAGATTCTTTAAAATTAATAGTTTCTCCCTTAGAGAAAGTATTTGCATTTAAATATACAAACTCAATCTCTGTAGCAGATACTCTATTAACAACTTGACCAATTGCTCTACTAGACTTACCTACTATCTTCTCACCAACAATTGTATTAGTATCTAATGCAAGACCTGAAACAAATGTTAATCTATCAAGAGTTGGAGCACTAGTATCCTTTGATTCAAAAATTCCATGAATTCTTACAACATCAGGAATGTTTAAAGATATTTCTTTATCTTCAACTCTTAAACCATAATAATTATTTTGAGACATTCCACTATTAGTAGAAACGCCAACAGTTTTTGTTACGCTTAATTGAGAACTTCTAATAAAATCTTTTGATTTACTAATTATACCTACTTTTTTCAAGGTTACATTAACAGTACATGCTACATTTTGAGATAAACCACTGAATGTGATATTACTACCATTATCAGTAATATTAACTTGATCCGATGTTAAGGTTTCTGTTGTTCCATCATTATAGTGAATAGAATATCTTTCATTATCAAATGGTTCAAAGAAAGCACTTGTGATTCCAGCAGCAACATCTAATGCATCTGCAGTACTAATAGTTAATGATCCACTACCTGGTGTTTTACCTGTTACCTGTCTATTAATAACAAGAGTTGAATTTGAAAGATCAACCGCAGAAACATTAGGTTTTGATAATTTTGTATATAATCCAGAATTATTTAAATTAATAATTTTAGGTGATTTAATTCTGAATACATTAGAAGTTGTTACACCTGCAATAATTCTACCACTATTAACACCATCTACATCCTCAACTGGTTGTAACTGTAAAGTCGAACCATCTGGTTGTATAATAGCAACTCTATTATACGTTTGCGATCCTACATCAGTTGAATATCCAACTATAGAATCAGTTTTTATACCAACCCTTCCTGCAAATCTTCTACGAGGTGATACTGCAGATGCACTGTTTCCATTACTAGCACCAGTAACAGTTAAAGAATCAAATTTAGAAAAATTAGGTAATACTCTATCATACAAAACAGAATCAGCACTAAAATCTGATACTAAATCTGAATTTAATATATCAGAATTTTGATATACTGATTTAATATCCTCTGTAGTATATGCAAGAACTTTTATAATAGATGATTTGCTGGTGCTTTCCTGTTCATTAAAGATTAACAATTCACCTTGCATGAAGGATCCTGTGGTCTGAGATATACTAATTTCATTAGGATTTCCAGTATGCTCTGCAACATATCCAATTGCACCACTACTTAATCCTCTAACACGAGTTGAGAGAGGAACTGTCGTGGTGATATCTGCTCCTGGATTTGAAATTTGTAATATTGTATAAGTTTGAATATCATATAAATGAAGATCCCATTCTGTTGAATCACCACTATATGCATCGGATGATACTGCATAAGAATAAACACGACCTTGTCCAATCTTTATTGCATTACTACCTGATGGACCTGCACCTGATGGATCAACGTTACCAGTTCCTTTTCTACGATTATAAAGACCAATAGTATTAGCAGTTGTTCCTCCAATATTCATCCAAGGAGTTCCTTCTGCATTATTAACTCTTAACAAACTACCCATTCTAAATGCAACTGATGCATTTTTATTTGTTTTAGTATCTCTTGGTTTATCAATGTCTATAACTTTATTCCAGACATCTATTCCATATCCTCTAACATATGCTCTACCTGAAGATAATTTAACACACATTAAATCGTCAGAAGGATCATTTCCATCATCAGTTTTTTGTCCTTCAGTATACAGACCATTAGATCTAATTTCATCATTTAAAGAATTTTGTACATTAACTCTAAATGGTTTTATTGCATAGTTACCAGATTCATCGTATGTTCTTGTAGCAAGCCAATCTGCAATTACAGAATATTCCGTCTTATCTTGAAGTTTTTTAATCTCACCATCTCTAACACGGACAAGTTCAACAAAATTAGTATCTTCAAAATCTAATAATGCTTTTTTAGCTAATCTAACAGTTATTCTAAATCTATCTGCACCTGGTGCAGCATAGTTGGTAAAACCTTTAGCATTATCATTTAAATCAGAATCATCATTAGAAGTTATAACAGTTTCTGATATCTCAAGACCTACCCTATATGATGGTCTATTTGAATATGGTTCTAATACTATGACCGATTTTGGAACACTTACAAAAGTTCCTCTAATAAAATATATTCCAGCATCAACACCAACAGCTGATCCAATTCGACATGGATCTTCAGATAGGACTGTTAATATTGTTTCTCCTGCATTTAATGTAGTATTTCCATATGTGACATTTTCTTTAAGTGTTAATATTTCCTCATGAGGGAACATTTCACTGATAGAATTTGTTCCAGATTCATTATATTTTACAAAAAGTGTAATGTCTTCAACACCTTCAGTTGGCGGTAAAATATAATTTTTAATAGTTCCAACTATTTGTGAATTTTGACCTATAACTTTCGTTCCTTTACCATTATTATTGTTTATTAAAGCATCCAAATATATTGAAACATCAACACCTAAATGATCAGGATTTACTTTTACTGAAAAATATGTACTATCATAAGTTACTCCACCAGGAATAACCATAGATCCTTCTTTGAAAATATGGCTACCAAAAGATTCTACTTGATTCTGTAATATAGACTGGAGATTATTTAATTCTCTTGCTTGAACTGGATATCCAGGTTTAAACAGAACCTTATAATAATTATCTGCCTTATCAAAATCATCATAATAAGGACTTATATTTAAGTTTGTCTTTTGTGGCATTTTTCTTTAGAATTCCAGGATGATTTTGACGTCTTCTTTTTGTCTTTCATTACGAGCAATCAAAGGTCTATTGTCTAAGTAAACAATTTCCCCTGATCCTTTATTTATCTCAGTATTAGATAACCCACCTGAGAATGTTATTCCTAAATCAATTAACTTAGTTCCAGTTGGATTTGTTGTTATTCCACTGAAATTTGCATTAATACTTGCACTAAAACCAGAACTATCACCTTTTATAGATCCACCACTAGCAGAAAAATCATATATTCTACCAGTTGTTGATATACCAGCATAATCTTTATGATCGTTACTAGGTGTTGTAAAGTTTAGAGATCTATCTCTAAAATATTTCATAACCTTAGTATCTTTATCATATGATGCAACATAACCTTGTGCAATCCTTTGATCGGGTAACACTTGAGTTATGCGTTCACCTACTAATGGTTCATTAGCAGAAACTGTGTCAAATATGAATGCACTCATAGATGAAAATGTAGGTTGAGTATAAAGATCAACTGTTCCTACTTTAGTTGGGTTCTTAACTATTCCAACTTGTGCAAACTTTGTATCTGATGGAAAATCTTTAGTTGAATCATCAAATCTTGCATAGATTAAAACCCTATCAGTTCCCAATTCTTTATAAATGTCATACCCATGACCTAAAGATGGTGGGATAATAGGAACAAGTTTTGCTCTTTGATTACTTGGATGATCAGCATCTTGTAAACCACCCAAATCAACTAAACCATAACTATATCCACTTCCACCTGAACTTACTGCAACATCAGTAACTATTTTACCAACTACATCAACTCTAGCTTTACCTCCTGTTCCATCACCTACAATATCAACTTCTTGACCTAAACCTTCAGAATACTTTCCACCACCATCTTCAATATAAACATGTTTAATTTGGTTATTATTTAATGTTGAATCACCATTTTCACGAATCGCTTTGATTTGAGCATCATCACTTGTTGACCAATTATTAGGAACAGTAATATACTCTGTTGAATCAAACTTTAAAATATCTGCTGGTGAAACAGTATACATATATTTCCAAATATATCCATCACCACTATTACCTGCTCTAGAAGGTTCTAAATCGGTAAATGTTGGTTCATCTTGAGATATATTACCCTTAGCAGTATTTGATCCAGGTTCTCCATATCCACCATTACTAATACAAAGATAAACTTTATATTCAGAATTCATTACATAATAATTTGCATTATATAATCTAGTAGAAGATGTTATAGGACTTTGCTTATTTTCCTCTGTAGAATAATCGTCTCTATACATCTCATATCTTTTTCCAGCAGACCAATCTATTCTTCTAATAATTCTTCGTATATTGGCTGATGATATTCTTTTACCAAACATCATAGTATCACCAATATGAGCAATATTGGAAAAACTATCTATAGGTTTAGGTGTTTTTTGAGTTGCATTCCAATCACTAGATCTTCCATACCCAACTCTGACAGAAGTTTCTGGTGTTCCTGTTGGATTTGGTAATCCAATAAAAACATAATATGAATTTTGATCTGATTCTACTGATTCGACAAAATTGTTTGCGTTTAAAATCCTAAACTGATCAGTAACAATTGCTGGCATGATTATTAAACAATCTTTTTTTCTTTATTTATAGACATAATTTCACTATAATCCAGTAACAACTCTAATAGCACCTGTATTTCTTAATCCAGGTTCCGAACTTTCACCGCCATAATTCCTTCTTTGTATTGTTGGGAAAGTAGATAATCCAACATCAACAGTCAATCCAGTAACACCAATAGAAATTGGATTAGCAGATCTTTCACCATTATACAATCTACCCCAAGTTATCTTACCTAGAGAAATTGTTGCACCAATATCAGTTTTATCGTAAAAACCAGTTGATGCTATTCCAACAATACCGTTAGTAGTGCTTAGAACATTACATGTAATTTCTGCTTGATTATCATTCAATTGCGAGAACGAATGAACTTTGTAGATATTATCTAAGAAAGTAGAACCAATTGAAACAATCTCATCATCATTATTATCAACAGAAGTAACTCCAGATCCTACAGATATTGCAGTATCTTTAATTAAGATAGGATATCCAACCTGTAATTTATTTGCATTTGATTTAAATGAAGTATAGAAGAATCTAAGTTGTAATCCACCTCCACTATTTTCACCTGTAATTCCAGTAATAATTCCAGTATAACCTTCAACATTCAATAATGAAGTTATTTTCTCAGTATCATATTCTGGTTTCTTAATTATACATTGTGGTGGATTTGTCTTTGAATATCCTAAACCAATATTGGTTATTGTTGTTCCTGTAACTTTTCCATCTGTTATAGTTGCAGTTGCCTCTGCAAATGTAGATACTCCTACAACAGCATACTTAGTTCTATCTGTTGTTCCAATACCAACTCCTATTGGAGCAGCAATACTTATAGTATGAGAGGATCCAACATATCCACTACCAGGATTAATTATGGTTAGAGATTCAATATCACCATCATCAGAAACAGTTGCAGAAATTTCTGCTTGTTCTGTAATTGCTGGTTTCATTAATAAAGTATCAACTGCAGTAATAACAACACCATAACGGTCTACAGTGCCTAAAGCAGGGTTAGCATCATCTTCATAGAAGAAAGATTCTGCATCATCAACAAATATTCCACCAGTGGTTCCTGTTCCATCTGTCGTATTAACGTCATAAATGACCTTTGCAGTTGGATAAATTTGAGGTTCCATTGTTTCTCTTGCTTTAGAGATCAAATCACCTTTTACAATTTTATCTACTTTTTGCTTTGTCCAATCTAATGGTTTTGATTGATTTTCATTGATACCTATTCCACGATACATTGTAGTTTCAACAAGATCGGATCCTAGAATATCTTTAATAGTTCTATTCTTTTCTTGATCAACTGTATCTAAGTATGATGGGTGTTTGTGGAGAATAATATCATCACCAATCTTAATTGTTTCATTTACATTAACTAATTCAATATCAACACCATCTTGTCCTTTATAGAAGAATACATCTACTTTATCACTTGCCATTGGTGGTTCAATGAATGTAAATGTAGTTCCACCTTCAAACTGATATGATATATTAGGTGTTTGCATAACACCATTAACGAATATCAATAGAACAGCATTTAAATCTATCTGATCTCCAAGAAGAGAATCTTTATCAATTTCAAAACTTAAGAGTTGACCATTAAAGAATAATGGGAATCTCTTTCTAGTCCCGTTAACCATTGGACCAATATCATCAATAAAATCTAATTCACCAAATTGCCAAGCAGAGAAATAATCATTAAATGTAGTAACAACTTCAAGTTCAAATTCCTGTAAAGGATTTCTTAATCTCTTATCAACAACCAATCCAACTGGTTTAAACTTATCACCAATAGCAAATGAATGACCAGATCTAGCAATAGTAAATTTAGAAATTTCAAACATGCTTCTACCAACTCCAATAGAAGTTGATGCTGCACTAACATCAATATTTAAAAGTAAATTCTCTCCAGTATCTTCTGTTTTACCTACACCCAATCTAGAAATACCAACAATTGGCATATTCTCATAAACTGGATCAGGAACCATAATTTCAGGATTAACATATTTTGCTCCCTGATTCTTGATAGTAAATTCTAAAGCACCACCAGTTCCAGCAGGTGATTTACCAACCTGCAATCTCATAGTATTAATTGTAACTTTACCTACAGGTAATGGAGTATTATATGCTGGATCGGTTATTCTTGGATATGCATGAATAGTTTGATACTCATCTTGAGCACATCTGAATATAATAGAGTTAGGTGCTATTGTTGCAGTTGCATTCGATTTTTGAATACATCCATTTACAGTCTTACTTGGTACAAAAGTATGTGTAAATTGGAAATCGGATGGATTTGGATTAACATTAACTCTAAATGTATCTACATTAGGAACTGCTGCAATTTCTAACCATCTTCCACTTGCATAATCAGTTGGTCTTGGGTATGGATGCTCTGTTTGATTATTATCTTTAGTGCAAGTGAATGTTAAACCATGATCTTCAATTAGAATCTTATCTCCAACAGAATATCCGTGTCCTGCTTTAGTTAGTGTTAGATTTCCAGTATTCTTAACATAAGAAGCGGCAGTTGGTGTTATGGTAGAAGCACCACTAACATTGTGATTGTTACTTACAATAATCAACTCACCAGTATCTGGATTATAAGATGCATCAGTTACTGTTGTAGTTCCATAAGAAACAGTAACACCATCCACAACAGCACTTTCAAATTTATGTTTGTTACTAGCAACTTTTGCCTCAACAATAGCATCAGTTCCTCCACCACCACCAGATCCAACATTAACTGTGATAGTATTACTTGTGGCATTCTCTATACCTAAAAGTAAATTTCCACCAGCTGGATCTGTTGATCTAGGATATGAATGAACACTATCATGGTTATCTCTTGAACAAGTAAATGATAGAGAATTTTCAGATATTATAGCAGTATCCGTTGTTCTTAATAATGCATTTTTAGCTGCATCTTTACCAGTAACAAAAGTATGAACATAGTTTCCACCAGTTGTTACTGCATTTGGATTAGCACCAGAGAAAGTATGTCTAGTTGTATTAGTAGATGGTATTGAACTTAAAACTTTAAGTGTAATACTTGTTTCTGTAACTGATTCAATATTAATCGCTGTATCATGATAAGGATCTGTTGCTCTTGGGTATGCTTTTTCAGCACTGTTATTATCAACATCACACATAAATTTGATAGATTCTGCTGCGAGTTTAACACTTGTGCCTGGTGTTAAATTATGAGATCCTATTACCAATTCCATCAATCCAGTTACTGGATCGTAATCTGCATTAGTAGGTGTAAATGCCAATCCAGGAGATGTGCCAACATTAAACTCAAAACTAAATTGAGATACATTTGTAATTTGAACCCATTTTCCGCTTATAGGATCTGATGCTCTTGGATATGTTTTCTCAGAAGTATTTCCGTCCATAGCACAAGTGAATGTCATTGAATTATCTTTTATCTTAATCCAATCATTATCATTGAATCCATGACCATTAACAAGAACACCTGTAGTAACACTTACTACACCAGTTCCTGGATCATATGTTGCACCTTGTATATCCCACTCTGATGCTCCAGTTAATCCATGATTATCACCAATAGTTAAAATTAAATCACCCGTTGATGATATATAATCAACCTTTTCAGGTTTAAATGATTGAGAATTACCTTGGTAAACAGTTGCAACAACCGCACTATTAGTTGCTGAAACAAACTTATGTTCAAATTCTATATCAGTAACTTCAACATTAATAGGATCTCTATATCCAGATCCTGTAGTTAAATCGTTATACCATTCCCAAACATCACCACCACCTTGATAAATGTGTGGAATAGTAGCAAGTCCTACCTGAACTTCAAAAGATCTTTCAGAAACAATACCAACTACAGGTAAACCAGCTAATCCAGTTAATCCACCTTTACCTGAAGTATGATCTTGGAATATTGAAGTTGTAACTCCAACATAATTAAGAGTTTGAACTGCATTATTAGTTGCAGAGATGAATGTATGTGGATCTGTATTAGTTGGAGTTGTTCCTAACAATACATTAACCTTAAATGTATCTGGTGTTACCGTACCTACAGTTAGATACTGATCATCGGCAGGATCACCTTCTCTTGGATAAGATCCATTACCACCACTACCGTAAGTGCAACTGAATAGTAAAGATTCTCTCTTAAACTTAATAGCATCACCATTTTGAAGACCATGATTAGTAATCTTTATTGTTAATTCACCAGTTGATGGTTCATATACTGTTCCACCTACTTCAGGAGTTCCAACATCCTTAGTTGGGCAAGAAAATCTTAATCCTTCTAATCTAACAGTGCTTGGATACTCTAAAGCAAATCCATGAGTATCATTAGTAGTAACAGTTATAATTCCAGTTACTCCATCATAAGCAGCAGTTTGAATACCTAAACCATACCTAGAAGATGTGGCAATACCTACAATACTTGTTATTGAACCAGCAGCAAATAAATTACTATTATCAGTCAATTCTGGTTTTACTTCAGCACCAACAAGAGGAGCATATCCAAGTCCTGGAGTTGATCCCATAGAAACAATCAAACCACCTCTTGGTAGTTGATTCTGATTAATATCATATTCAGATTGCATTGGAGTGCCGTTTTCTGAAGTAATTCCAGTAAATACAACACTAGAAATTCCAGAAACTGTATCTGGGAATATTTCGTAGTTGTTTCCAGCATTATTCAAAGTTAATGGTGTCTGGAATACTCCGTTAATAAACAAGATACCATTTCCAATACCAACACCAGTATCAGTGTTAGCACCACCTACAGTCATAGTATATGTTCTTCCTATTCCAGTAAATACATCAGAAATATCATCAAATACCATATTGGTATCATAACTACTTCTTAGGAAAGTTCTTCCAGAATATTCTGCCTTTACATATGGCAAATTAGTTTCATTTCTTCTTTCTCTACTATTTCCTTTAGGTGGATCTAGGAACCATGCTGTGCTATCAACTATATTAAATGATCCTCTATGAACCCTGGCTGCGGTTGTGTCATCGTGTGGAGTTGCTCCTATACCCAAAGATCCTCTTTTAACTTTAACAACTGGTAAAGTGCAAATACCTAATGCAACGTCTGTAGAATCATTGATTGTTCCTTCAGGTAGACTTGAGAATCCAACCTGCTCAACCTTCATATATTCATTTTCAACTTTTAATACATCTCTTGGTTGAACAGAACTAATACCACTAAGAACAAACTGTGAAGTTCCTGCACCAATAGCACCATCAAGTGTATGTTCAATTGAAGTAAATGTAATAGGTTGTTGAACAATACCATCTAAACCAATAACAGTTTTAGATAGTTCCTTTGTCATAGTCAATTTGTGTGCATTACCTTCACCAAGACCAGTGAATGTTATTGCAGCACCAG